ATTTCCGAGCGCTTTTGCAAGCTTGCCAAGCGCGGATGTAACATTGCCGATCCCTTGAGTTAACGTTCCGGCAACTTTCACGATCGGCCCGGCACCTGCCACTAGAGCGAGACCCGTGATAATAGCGTTCTGCATCCCCGGTGATAACTCATTAAACTTATCAACCAGTCCGCCGATGCCTTCAACGAGCTTTACGACATGCGGCATCAACTTGTAGCCAATCGTGATCGCCGTATCGCGCATCGTGTTCATCTGGATTTTCAGCTTGGATTCCGATGTTTCGTAACGCATCGACGCTTCTTTTGCAAGCGCCGTATTGTCTTCCCATGCGCTATTCGCCATTTTGAGCGAGTCGGTAAAGAGCTCATTTGCTCCGGATGCCCTTCTCAAAGCATCCGTCAAGCGGACCTCTTTCAGTCCGAGCTCTTCGAGCAAGACCGACGTCGTTTGTCCATGCCTGTCAAAGTCGCCAAGGCCAACAACAAATGCCGCTAAAGCTGATGCTGCGTCTTTTTCCCAAGCTTCGGAAAATTCATCTGCCGTCATGCCGGCGATCCGCGCAAATTCTCCCAAGTCCTCGCTGCCCGTCTCAACCGAGACCTGCAGGCGCGTAATCATTTTTGAAAACGCTGTTCCACCGGCTTCAGCTTCCAAGCCGAGCGAGCTCAAAGCGGTGCTGATTCCGAGCACGTCTGCCTCCGACATGCCGGCCTGTTTTCCGGCAGCAGCAAGACGCATGGACATGTTCAGGATGTCGCGCTCTGTTGTGGCCGAGTTGTTGCCAAGCTCTACGATAGCGGACCCAAAGCGGTCAAAGTCCTTCTGCGACATCTGCATGATGTTCGCAAACTTCGCCATTTGCACCGCGCCTTCATCGCCAACAATGTTGGTTGCGTTTCCAAGGTCAATGACAACTCGTGTAAAACTAAGCAGGTTGTCTTTTTCAATTCCGAGCTGTCCGGCAGCTTCCGCAACTGCGGCAATGTCCGTCGCCGATGTCGGCAGTTCTTTTGACATGTCGCGGATAGCACGGCCCATCTTTTCAAGCTCTTCGCCAGTCATGTCCGTTGTTTTTGCAACGCCGGCAAGAGCGGATTCAAAGTCCATGGCCGCTTTCACGGAGTAACCGGCACCAGCCAAGATCGGAGCCGTAATGTTCCTCGACATCTTGCCTCCGACATCGGAGAGTTTCTCACCGTACCTTGCAATCTTGCCGCCGGCTTCTTCCCATTTCACACCAGCCTTGTATATCTCGTTCTTTTGCTTCTCAAGCTCTATAATCGAGTTGTTGATCTGCCGGTTCAGACGCTCAATTTGCGTTTCCGTTTTGTTGTACTCAGCGCGCAAGAGCGCCACTTCGCGGCTGTCTTCGCCGTATTGGTCAATCAGCTGTTTCTCAACATCGTTTAATTGTTCGAGATAACGTCGTTGCGCATCAACTTGATCAGTTAAGCTTTTTATCTGACCTTTGTAGCCATCAATCGAAGGACCGGATGTACGCATCTGTTCGCGAAAGAGTTTGACTTCCGACGCTCCAAGCCTTAACTGAGCTCGAACAAGTTTCATTTCTTGCTCTAGTTGCGCTCCGCCTTCAAGTTTTAGGCGCAAGCCTGCAACCCTAAGCTCTTCTCTTGCCATGAGTCAACCTCCCCTCACCTTAGATGCGCCGGAATATCATCGACGTAGTGATACGTCGGTATGCTCGGCTTTTTTGGTATCTGTTTTTCAGTGTTGAATTTTTCTGCGGCTTTGAGTAAGCCACGAAAGTAACGCGGCGTTGCCGCAAAGAATTGCTCCGCCGACCATCCAAACAGGCGTTGTGCGCCGTAAATCAGGCCGTACCAATCTGTCGTTCCGTCGCCGGAGCTTCTGCGTTTTTTGAGTCGCTCTCATCGTCCTTGTCAAGACTGACGCCCTGCTGATTGATTAGCCGCTTAAGCTCTGAGGAGATCAACGCCCACTCGGAGACCGGCAAACTGTCTTTTAGATCTTCAACGTCAACTTCTAATTCAGTATCAGCAGCGCTCAAAACGCCATAGAGCAAACCAATGACGTCCATTGCAGATGCATTATCAACAAGAAAACGGGCAAGGGTGATGAGATGTGACGTGTTAGTAACTTCTTCGCATAGCGCTAACGCCCGATAGCTCAAGATCGCCGGGTATTTTTCGCCAGCGATCTTGATTTCTATCGGCTCGATCTCGCGCCGAATAAACCGCAAAGGCTTTTTGTCCTGCTTCTTACTCATTCAGCGCTCCATTCTATGTCCCCGAGGTCGCTTCAGCTCCAACCTTCGCATGATCCTCGGAATCAATAACCTGCGTAAAGAACTCTTCCGCCGTGTACGGAACTTTCCCGGTCGGCACTTTGGATTGATCGTACGTGACGCGAAAGACCTTATCGTCCGTCGGCAAAGCGACGATCACATAATCCCTTGCAGGATCATGCGGACTATCTGTTGATGTTTCGTCCGTGTAGTCGGCTTGCGTCATCTTGCACCTCGGGTACCAATACATCAGCAAATTGCCGTCTGAATATTCCGAATAGTAGCCGAACGCAAACTCAGGCGATTGGTCGTCAGAGCTTTCAAAACTGAATCCGCCTTCGACGGTTTCGCCTTCGTATTTCCGAATCAAGTCAAGCGGAAGCTGTACAGCTTGCACTGAAAGGTTCGCGCCTGCTTTTTGTGACGACAAATCGTAAACGAGACCGGAAGCATGAATTTTCTGTTCCGTCTTTTGTTTTGAGATGCCGACCTGCTTGATCGATGAGACGCCCCTTGTCGTGCCGTAAGTGACCGTGTTGCCACTAACCGTCCGATCAGCAAAGTAGGCGTTTCTGACCGTTACAATATATGCCGGTTTTTCAATTGTTATTGCCATTGCTTTTTACCTCCTGCCGCTTATGGCGCGGCCTTCATTAAATGCTTGCGCAACACTTTTATCCCTGCTTCTTCGCTTCTTTTTCTCATCTTGTTGAGAGCAGGTCTTAAATGTGGTCTTTTGATAAATGGTCCTGACTTGTAATGCAGGAATCCTTTTTCAAACATCGGCCCGTAATAACCTTTCGCGGACCAGCCGATAGCAATACGATTAGGGTCCTTGATTGACCATTGCGCGACGATGCTTGCCGCTAAATTGCCTGTTGGCTCTTCAAACACTCCGCCGCCCGGACTTGCGCGCCGTTTTGCTTCTTCAACGATCGGCTCTGCCATCGCTTCAAGTGTTTCTTTGCGCGTGTTCAAATCCGTTACAGCTTCCGCCATCTTCTTGAGATCGCCTTCGAGCACAAGCAACAACGAATCCATGTTGTCTGTAATCATGCGGGCACCTCCATCGTTAAAACGCAGTCGATTTCCGTATGGTGATACGCTTCCGGACTTCCGTCAGGCGTGAACCTAACATCAGCAATATCGCGGACGATGAACCCTGCCTCCAGCAACGCGTTTTCGATGTCACCAATAATGGAGTCCGCTCGCGACAGATCGTCAGACGAAAACACGTCGATGTAGATGTAGCAATCAACGACCTTGTTCCTGCCTGATCCAATCACCGAGACGATCCGGTTCACGATGCGAAAAATGGCATACGTGTTCGCCGTGCCCTCATACTGTAGGTGGGCAATCGGAAGGATCGGCGACAATGCGCTCACAATCGCCTTGTTCGGCGACACGTAGGTTTTCAGCTTGTTGTCGCTCATGCTCCCCTCCTATCGCCCCGTTGCGGACATGTGCGCTACGGCGCGGATTTCGTATTCCTCGTTTTCGCCGCGAACGTTCTCGACGCTTTCGATGTCGTAGACTTTGCCGCGATGGACAAGCCGATGCGCCGGCGTCGGTTCCCATCCGGGGATCCAGTTGATGCGGAATAGCTCCGTCACTGTTGCTCCGTACCCTCCGGCCGCCCACTTCTGCGAACCTGACCGCGATTCTTTCGATGCCCATGCACTGCGAACATCAACCCATGAGGATATCGAAACGCCCTCATCGTCAATGACCGTTTCCAGTCGCTGAAATGTGATTCGATGAGTCTTTTCGCTAGGCATGATTCTCGCCCTCCGGCTCAGGAAGCACGTCCGTCGCGATCTGCTTGATCAGACCTGTCATGTGGCGGCGCAAGTTCCCTTGCTTGTCTTCGTTAGGCCGGAACGACAGCCGGATATGCGCCTGTACAGCAGCGACCACACGCGGATCGGATCGAACCGCCCGATCTGCGCCGACAGCGGATGCGACATAACGCTCCGCGGTCTCTTTGCAACCTTGGATGATGGTGTCGTTTTCCGTCCCGTCGATGCGACATGCGTCACGTGCTTCATCGATTGTAATAATCTCTGCCATTGCTCCAGCCTCCTGTTGTTAATCGATAACCGGCTGTTTGAACTTGTTCTCGTTGCCTTTCAGGTACTCGATGCGATCCTTTGTCGGCATTGAACCTTCTCTCGGATACACATCGCCTTCGCGGTAGAGATATTCGCCATCGCAAAGATCCTTAAAGTCAATGAGCACGCGATAGGTCACGTGCTCATCCTTCACCTTCTTGACAGGTTCTTTCTTCTTAGCCATACTTCACCGCCTAGAAATGTACGATGACAAGTTCAATTGCCTTTTGGCCGTTAGGCGTACCGTTCAGCGCGATGACGTTCTTCTCGATGTCCGTCGCGTCGGCCGTGACCGTTCCGGAATCCGCCGAACCGTTAAAGAGCTTCACCAGGACATAGCTTGCGTGTTTCAGCAGGACAGGGATTCCGAATTTCTTACCGAAACCGACCTGAACTTTGTCAGGCGCGACACCCGCTCTCCCACCGCTAGGAGCAATTGCCCCAAGCGTGAGGCCGGTATCTCCGGCAGCTGAAACTGTCAGGCTTAGTGTGTTGTCTTGAGCGGCAGCAACAAGCGCCTCCATCGTAATGACAGCGGCCTCGGAGCTTGCCACCCAAGCGGCGGCGAATGCTGCATTCTCATTCAGCACTTCGACGATCCTTGCGGCCGCAGCAGTCGTGCTCGCGACATCATCCGCGGCAAGCTCGCAATCGATTGTGAACGCCGTGCCGGTGATCGCCGAAACAAACGTCAGTGTCGCTGTTCCGGCAGTTGTCGCGGCTGTGACCGAAACCGTACCGGCTTGCTTTGCCGGTGTCGTGGTCTGGATCGGAAGCTCGACGCTCGTGATCTTGTCGAACGCGAGATTGCCCGCCTTCGACGTCGTTCCCGTCATCGTGATTTCTTCACTGATCGACTTGCCGCCACGTATCCCGTTGATTTTTACCTTTGTCGTGATCGCCGATGATGCTTTAACTTTGACGTTTCTCGCAGCAAGCGGCGATGTGACATCCGTGATCGTTTGCACCGCCGATGTCAATGGTGTGAGTGCCAAGCATCCGTTGTCGCTTTCCGCGGTCGCAGAAGCGGCAGGAATGACAACTTCAGTCACCACCCCCAGCTTCTGCGGCAGTTGCGGATCGCCAACGTCTACTCGAACTCGCTTGTATTCGAAAAAATTGCGAGTCTGCATCGTCTACACCTCACTTCTTAAGGATGGACGAAGTTCACGCCCTTGACGGCCGCGCTGTCGAACGTCACCGCGTCGAGACGCGTGATTGCGCGGACTTCGTAGCCGTACTTGCGCCATGCGTCACCGCCGACGTCAGTCCCCGCAACCTCAATCGCTTTCCGGCGGAACAGTGTCGCGTAGGACTTAAAGTCGCCGATATAGATCGGAGACTTGGTCGATCCGACGTTTGCCAGCTGCGCATCGGCAACGGACGTCACCGGACGTCCGGAAATGCGGAAATCGGTCGGGTTAACGACATCAGGCTGCAACAGCGGACGACCGTTCAAATCTTCGAGACCGTCGAGCAGCGCAAGACCGCTCTGGTTCGTGATCACACCGGCAACCGCGCTGTGCGCAGGATCGAGTCCCTTGTTCAAGACCGCTTTGATTTCGGCAAACTCGGAGTTGGCCGTCAAATCAACCTCGGTCAATGCTTGGAGCAAGGTGATCAAGAGCTTGTTCTCGGTGATGACTTCCTTCTTGCCGATCCAGCGAGCAAGATAGCCAAGCAAGTTAGCAACTTCGTCGTCGAGCAGCTCGCGAGACATCGGGATGTAAAGCCCGTAGGTGTCGAGCGAGTAGCTAATCTTCGCGAATAACGGCTGATCGTCAGCAGGCACATTGCTAAGCTCCCCGGAGAGCTTCGTGAATCCGGCAGCCGGGAACGTGTCGATCACGCGCCAGCCCGTGTTGGTGTTGACCTGCTCGGTCGTAAACAACGGAGCCAGCGGACGATTGTCGCGCTTGACCTCGATGATCATGTTGTCCATGTCGATCGGGACTAAGAATCCGCCATCCTCTCCGGCAGGGTCTCCACCTGATTCCGTCAGTGCCGCCATGAGAGGCGCGTACTTCTCGCCGAACGCCTTGCTAGGCGTCACTCCGGCGCGGATTGCCGCGGCAAACGACTTCGCGTATTCGTTCGTGCTGCGGATTGCGTCGACTGAACGCTCGATGGCCTTGTCTTCCTCGAGCGCCTTCATTGCTTCCGCACGAGACACCATGTCGGTGTCCTTGTCCTCGAAACGACCACGCTCTGCGTTTATCTTTTCCATCGCTTCAATCTGATTGTTAAGATTCGTCACGCGCTTCATCGTTTCGTCGTACTGCGTCATATCGCCTTGCGCGACATGTGCTTCAGCTTCGGCGATTAAGCCGGAACGCTGATTTTTGAGTTCATAGAGTTTTTTCATGCTTTTACCTCCTTCGGCTATCGCCGAACCTCTGTTTCTCTATTTCTAGCTTTTTGTTGGCTTTGTTTTGCCAATCTGTCAGCTGATGACCTTCTGCGTTTTCGTGGACGACAATTTGGTCGGCTTTGATGATTCCGCCAACGGTATTGTTCATCGTAATTTTTCCTTCTTCGATTGTGACGATTGTCGGCTCTGCCATTTTCTGCGCGTAAAGCTTGCGCAACGTCGTCATGTCAGGCTCGTTACCGCCGGATGACGCCACCATGTCAAGCATTTCAGGTTCGACAATCGCGTCAACAAACCCTGCATCGAGTGCCGTTTGCGCTGAAAACCACGTTTCGGCATCCATCAGCGCCTTCAGCTCGTCCATACTCTTGCCGGTTTTGCGCGTGTAAATCGCTCGCAATCCGGCATCCGCCGTTTCAAGGCTCTGTTTTGCGCTTTCCATGTCGCGATGATCGCCCGCCGCAAATGTAGAGATGTTGTGAATCATCATCTGCGCCATCGGATACGCAACAACGCGATCAGCCCCCAGCGCAACAACCGTCGCAGCTGATGCGGCCAAACCGACGATGACGGATTTCACATGACCTTTGTAGCGTTTTAATTCGCCGTACATCTCGGCAGCGGCATGGACGTCACCGCCATACGAATTGATGAGCAACTCAACATCCTCGCCTTTGGCGCTTTTCAGAAACTCGCGCAATGACTTAGGCGATGCGCTTTCCCAGCCGAGCCAGTCAAATATTTCTCCGTCATCAGATGTGACGATCCGACCGTTAATCCTTAGTGACAGCATTTGTTATGTCTCCTCCTTGATTTGCGACCTTGCCGCGACTGATCAAATACTCGAAGTATTCATCGATCTTATCGAGAGGCGCCATGTTCAATGGTGCCAGCCGGATGTCGCCGCCTTCCACGTTCGGCAAGTCTTCATATGCGCGTATTTCATTTGGGCTGTACGCTCCGATATCGCGCATGCCTTTGTACCATCGGACGCGTGATTCAGTATCGCCGCGCAATTCCGCGTTCATATTGATCTTGACGACCTTGCCTTTTCTGATTTCTTCGTCAAACAGACCGACATGTGTAAATTCTTCTTCGTACTGCACGACCGCCGGAGCGAGCGTCGACACAACGTACTCGACCGCATTTTGCTCGTTCGATTGATATGTCTGCTTGCCGGCTTGCAACTTGTAAAGCGGCACCATAAAAAACCGCGCTATGTCCGCCACGCTCAAGTCACGCGACTCGACAAACTGCGAATCGCGCAAGCTCATGGCAATCGATTTGTATTCGAGACCGTTGTCAAGAATGGCGACCTTGAACGCGTTATCCGCGCCGCCGTAGACCTTTTCCCATTCCTCCCGAATCTTGTCTCTCGCCGCCTTCCCCAAATCCGTAGCCACTTGCACCACACCCGAAGGCGATGCGCCTTGCGAATAGAATTTCGCTTCGTATTTCTGCTGTGCCGATGCGGCCGCGATGACCTCACTTGCCCTGGTCAAAACGGATTGACCAATCAGCCCGTCGTCGCTAAAACCCTTCAGGTGGATGATGTCGCATTTTTCGAAAACTCGCCGCGTTCCACTGCCCAGCGTCACGACGTAAACAACATCGCCGGATGTTTCGATAATTGGTTGCACGAGATCAGGATTCAGCGGAATAAGCTCGTTGGGACGCCCTGTCCCGCTGTTTCTCGATATCCAGACATAGGCATTACCCTTCATGAGCCGCCATGTCTCAAGCAACTTTTTGAAAACAAACGGCGACATCGCCCTGTTAGGCCGGGTCGACAAAAGATCGTCCAAGTAATGACCTTCGTCTCGCTTCTTCGTTTTCGAGTCCATGACGAAAAACGGCATTTTGCCGATGGAGTCGCTCCGAATGTCGATGCAAGCCGAAACCGCCGATATCTTCATCGCCCTCGACGCCGGAAGCTCGAGAGCCAGCCCCGGAACGCGCCACGCCTCCGGATTGTCAAACGTCATGATGGACGGACTTGTCACGACTTCACCCGATGCGGCAAGTCGCCGATTGATAAAACCGTCTAAAATCATGTTTTATCCCCTCCTTTTGCGTATGCAATGACGACAGCCGACGCGATGAGAAACGCGCCGCCGACAATCAGTCCGATGCGATGATCAAATAGCCATACGCCAGCCGTGATCGCCGCGCCCCCGATTACAGCGAGCGCGTCAACAATCAACGACAACAATTTCTTCTTCGTCATAAGCTCCAATCCTCCGACAGAATTACCTCATTAAGGTCAATCGGCTTTTTCGCGACCATGCGCATTGTTCTTGCATTCACGCAAGCGTCAATCGGGTCGATGCGCCGTCCGCGCTTGTTGTCTTTCTTGTCGACCTTGATCTCGCCGAACGAGTTCGACGTGACCGACGCATTCGCGAATGACCACGTCATCAACCCGTTGTTTTTGTTGTGCCGCAATTTCTTTGACCTAACCTTCAGCTGCAGGTCAACCGTCGCATCGCTTAAAGACCGCGCCGACTGCGGGACATCCATCAGGTCAACGCCGAAGTCTTCCATGTAGGTGAGCGACGTCGCGATGTTGTGACGGTCATAGGCGATCCCGAGCGGCTTCAAGCCGTATTCCTCAACCACGTCGTGCAGATAGTTCCACAACTCAATGTGGTCAGTGATAAAATCACCCGCACCGCCCGTTACGGTGATCAAGCCTTCTTGCTCCCAGACGTCATACGGCGCAAGATCGCTCAAAATGTGCTCTTGCAACCGTCCCCGTGGCATAAATGAATGCGTTTCGACAAACTCAAAGCCTTCATCTTCCAGATCAAAATCAAAAGCGACCGTTGTCAGGTCGCCTCCGCTCGACAGGTCTATTCCGATATAACATTCACGGCCTTGCATGTCGGCCAGCGTTAAATCCTCGCCGCACTCCGCCCATTCTTGCGGGTTGATGAACGAGCGATCCGTGTCCGCATACCAAATATTGAGCGTCTTCGTTGCGTATTCCGCGATCTCGCTCCCGCCAAAGTCCTTTGCCGTCTGAGCGTCTTCTAGTAAGTGCTTTTTGCCGTTTTCCGTATTCCAGAGATACGGATTCGCTTTCATTAAGGCGATCTCGCCGAACAGGTCATCGTCTTTGTCTGCCGAATAGATGTCGGCAAACATATCTTCTGCCGTGACGACACCGTTCAAGATGTTCACGGCGTATGTGTCCATCTCGTAGCCGAAACTGTTAAAATCGCGGCCACGCGTCGTGATCATCGAGATCAGCGTCTCGTCAAGATTTCGCGTTCCTCGGTACAGCGATGAATAGACCGAGTTGTCTTTCATCTGCTGCAATTCGTCAATCGATGCAAAGATCGCCCGGAAGCCTTCGTCAAGGCCGCCTTCTTTTGAGAGCGCCTCAATCGTGCATCCGGTCAGTTTGCTTGTGATTGTGTATTTCCAGTCCTGAACGCGGAACATTTCAAGCAGCTCAGGGTCGGCTTGGATGAATTTCTTGACCTCATCCCAAGCGATCAAAGACTGTCGGCGCTTTGTCGAGGCTGTGAACAGCTTTCCGTGGTTATACCCGCTGAATCCGCTAATGTACGTCCCGTGGACGCCATTTTGCATGGATTTGCCATTTTGGCGACCAACACTCAAGTAGTTGCGCCGGAACCTCCGGAAGCCGGTGTCTTTATGCACCCAGCCATAAAGCGACCCAATGTCGAAGCACTGATGCGGCATGAGATTCAGAGGCGCCGGCCTTGCTCCCTCCGCGATGGTCAGCGTTTCGGCAAATTCAAGGACACGCTCTGCTCTTTCCGCGTCCCACAAAAAAGGGAACGTCTCCGTTCCCTGTCTCTCTAAGTCTCGCATGTGGCGACGACAAGCGGCGAGGTGCAGTTCGCCCATCTTCCCGTCGGCAAGTGTTTTCTTCGCGTAGTCGGTGACACGGTCGCGCATCCCATCACTTCGCAAACTTCAAGAATTTATTTTCCGGCGCTTCCTCGACCTTCGGAACGACCAACCTGCACCGCGACGATATTGTCAGCCCTAAGTCGTTCGCGCTCTGCCGGCATTGCTTGAATGCCTTGTCGAGCATAATGGATACCTTGTTTGTCTCGTCAATATCTTCGCCGCTCACTAGCATCTGATCTAGTTTCTTTGTTAGCACGAGGTGTTGTCTTTTAGCAATTAGATATCGCGCAAGCGTATCTTCGTCAAGCTCGGTCATAATATTTAGGCTTTGGAGCTTTGCCGCGATTTCATCAAACTCAGCTTTCATGCTTTCCGGCAGATAATCCGGCGCTTGGACGTCATCAAGCCCATAGACAGTCAGTTCTTCGCGACGGCGTTGCTCTATTTCTGCCTTCGTCCAGTTCTTTTTACCTTCGACCAACAATAGATCGATGGGTCGTCTATTTCTCATGGCTTATCACGTCCTTTCTTCGCTCAAAACAATCCCCACTCCGCAAATTTCTCAAAGCCGCCGATTGTGTTGATAAATTTGCGAGCAACTTCAACGATTTCACAATATGGCTTGCCATCGATATGCGTATCACCAATACTGCAACTGTGCTCAACAACCCTGCCCGTCTCTTGCGCTTTTAGAAATGCATAGATATTAATCGAGACATCCGCTTTTGACAGGTCTTTCCCATGCAACCCTCCGCCCGTGACGGATTGAGCCATGTCGCTCCCTAGCTTTCGGTTTGTCGCGCCTGTATCGACGCTTGTGCCGCCTGTCCAATACCCTAGCGGGTTTACCACTAGCTCGTAATGATCGCCGTATTCGTCAAATGTGTGCGCTGTGTTCGATTGACAGATTGTGAGCCTGTTTCCGTCGAGGATGTATTTCCCATCATGCGGATGCTCTCGATAAATACACCTCGCAATATACGACAACTCTTTCTCTTCGAGCGTCAAAGGCACTCCCTTAAAGATGCCGTTGTCGCCACACCTGTACCCGTCCTGCTGATTGCGATTAAGTATTGCGTCTTGCTTATATATTTTGACGTCACACTCCTGCTTTCCGGCAATGCGCTCAACAATTTTCTCAATTGTAAAGACATGTCGGTCGTCAAGCGTGTCGGATTCAACGATTACATGACAATGCCCATGCCCGATCATAACCTCAACAGCTACCTTCGGGTCTCTTTCTTTTGTATATGCCAGGTCAACTATCGCCCCTGCTATCCTATCCGCTATTTTATCAGGGTGGCATGGGTTTACTTTCTCAATCATAATTTCACCGCCTTCTGCCCCGTGAAGTTTTCCCAGCGCTCAACAGCTAAATCACAGTAAACAGGGGATAACTCCATTGCGTAGCATTTACGCTCGGTCTGTTCAGCCGCAATTATAGTAGTTCCGCTACCAGAGAACGGCTCAAGCAC